CTTGGTCTTCGGTAGAGAAGGTAAAGACTTCCACCTTAGCAGAGAAGGCTAAGAACTGGAACGCACGTCATGGTGCTAAGAAGGGCAACATCAGTGCTAAGACCCTGAGAGCCGTCTATGACCGTGGCATTGGTGCGTACAAGACCAACCCCGGTTCTGTACGACCTAACGTAACATCCAAAGAGCAGTGGGCAATGGCCCGAGTAAACAGCTTCCTTAAGATTGCTGCTGGCCAGAAGGCTGCAAGCCACGACAAGGATTTGTTGCCGGGACGCACTGAGAAGGCTGAGTACCGTGGTGAGAAGGTAACTCTTGATAAGCCATTCCGTCTGCCTAAAGGCTCTGCCAAGAAGTTTGGAGTCTACGTTAAGTCTGGTGACAAAGTGAAGCGAGTTACCTTTGGTAGCCCCACTATGGAAATCCGTCGTGACGACCCAAAGGCCCGTGCTAACTTCCGGGCTAGGCACAACTGCGATAGTAAGACTGATAAGACCACTGCTGGTTATTGGTCCTGTAAGATGTGGGAGTCTGGTTCTTCTGTGAGCGATATGCTCGCAAAAGACGACTCCGAGCAAATGAACCTAGAGGGTCAAATCCTTAAGACAGACGATGAACAGCGTCTTGTCTACGGTTGGGCCTCGGTCATCACTGAAGACGGCAAGCCTCTGGTAGACCGCCAAGGTGATGTAATTGAAGCCGACACTATGGTTAAGGCCGTGAATAAATTCATGGAGCATATTCGTGTTGGTAAGATGATGCACAAGGGGGATCAGGTGGGTCAAGTTGTCCACTCGATGCCTCTCACTAATGAGATTGGTGAGTCCTTGGGCATTTCCAGTAGCCGTGAAGGTTGGATCGTAGCATTGAAGGTATTCGATGATGAGGTCTGGTCTCTGGTAAAATCTGGCCAACTTACGGCCTTTTCTATCGGCGGCAAAGCTAAGAGGAAGGAAGTAAATGACTAACATCCTACTCGACTTGGAGTTGGACGAACTGTCACTTGTTGACCGTCCTGCTAATCAAGCCGCTACAATCTGTCTTATTAAAAGGGACGAAAGCATGGAAGACATGGAAAAAGGGTACGACTCTTACCTCGATGAGCGTAAGGCGTACTTCATGGACAAGGGCATGGGTGAAGACGAAGCCATGAAGAAGGCTAAGGAAGAACTCGACAAGATGTCCGCTGACGAGAAGAAGGAGCTTATGGCTCGCCTTAACAAAGCTGACGAAGCTGAGGTAGCAGAAGAGGCTGTAGACCAGTCCGAACTGTTCTTGGCTGAAGTTGACGCTCTTAAGGCAGAAGTCTCCCGCCTCTCCAAGGCCCTCGAAGACAACGGTTACGTTGTTTCCGAAGAAGAAGTTACGAAGGCTGAAGAGCCTGAGTATGTAGAATTTGACGGTGAGAAGGTTGTCAAGTCTGACATCCCGGCCCCCGTCCTCAAAGCTCTCGAAGAAGCAGAGATTGCCAAGCGTCATATCGAGCTTAAGAAGCAAGCTGACGAAATCCTGCCTAACTTCGATAACGAAATTGCGGCCTCCCTCTTGGCTCATGTAGCTAAAGATGACGCAATCGTAGAAGCCCTCAAAGCTGCTGATGCTGCTATGGGTGCTTCGATGCAAGAGATTGGTGAAGCCTCTGTAGAAGCTGATATGGCTTCCCCACAGGACAAACTGGACTCTATGGTAAAGTCCTACATGGACGAAAACGCTATTGCCAAGTCTGGCTACGCTAAAGCATACGCTGCTGTAGCCAAGACCGACGAAGGCAAGGCACTTATCACTAAGCTCTACAAAGGAGAGTAAAACATGGCGACGAATGCAGGCCGCTTTAACAGTGTTTCTTTGGTTGCTGACGAAACTTTGGCAGCAAACCGTCTCGTAGACCTCAGCCTTGTCGATGCTGAGGCTGCAAAAGCAAAGTACGTAGCCACCACAGGCGACGACGTAATTGGTGCAACTCTTAACGATGCAGCAGCCGAAGCTGTAGTTGGTGTCCAAGTTGAGGGCATCGCTATGGTGGAAGCTGGCGGTGCTATTGACGTATCTGTCTCTCGCCGGGTCCGCTCTGACGACACCGGCAAGGCAGTTTCCGCCTCTGCCACTCAAGCTGCTGTTGGCTACTACATTGGCAACGGTGATGCCGCTTCTGGCGACATTATCTCCGTCTTGCTGAAGTATTCTGACGCAACTGCAACGTAATATAGAAGTAATAGGAGATAACTAATGCCTTTGCTGACCCCATCTAACGTGCATATCGACCAGCCGCTCACTAATCTGACGCTGGCTTACGCACAATCTCAAGAAGCCTTTATTGCTGATAAGGTTTTCCCTGTAGTAGGCGTAGACAAGCAGTCTGACAAATACTACATCTACGACCGTGCAGAAATGAACCGCTCCGGTAACGTCAAGGCCCTTGCGCCTCGTACCGAAGTAGAACGTATCGGCATGCGCATTTCCAACGCCAGCTATTTTGCTGACGTGTATGGCCTCGGTATGGATTTCGATGAGCAAACTCTTGCTAACGAAGATGCTGCTCTGGACATTCGTTCTGCCGGAGCGCAGACCCTTATGGGTCAGCTCATGGTTCACCGGGAAGAAAAGTTTGCAGACACCTTCTTTAAGGCTTCTGCGGGCTGGACCGACTGGGCTGGTGTAGCCAATGCGGACAATGACACTGATGCTGAAATTACTCAGTGGTCTGACTACGACAACTCTACTCCTATTGTGGATGTTACCCGTGCGTCTAAGACCATTCAGCTTCAGTCCGGTGGTTTCCGCCCTAACACGATGGTTGTTGGCCGTGAAGTACACGATCAACTGATTAACAACCCAAAGATTCTGGCTCGCCTGAACGGTGGTGCTACGGTACAGAACACCGCTCTCGTAACCAAGGCGAAGCTGGCAGAAATCTTTGAGGTAGAAAACTACTACGTCATGGAAGCAGTCAAGAACACTGCCAAGGAAGACGTACCGGGCGGTTCCGATGTCCACGGTAGCGAGACCCTTTCGTTTATCGGTGGCAAGGGCGCACTGCTCTGCTACACTCCAAGCAACGCTGGTCTGATGACTCCTTCGGCTGGTCTGACCTTCGCTTGGAACAACCTGCCGGGTGTAAACAACCTCGGTATCACTGTTGAGTCCTTCTCTGACGACGCTCTGAAGCGTCAGCAGATTGCTGAGATGATTCAGGTAAAGATGTCCTACGACATGAAAATTGTCGGTGGCGAGCTTGGTCTGTTTATCGCAACCGCAGTAGCATAAGGTAGAACGGAATATGCCCGACTATTCCTCTCTCCCCTTCCAGCTTGACTGGAACCATATCGTAAAGTCCCCGTTCTCAGCGGCGGGGACTAACTGGAAACCAAGGGATGTCTTTGACTGGAAACAGCGAGGCATCTCTTGGGAAACCACCTTAGCTTTGTTTAATCAGGGCCTTCTGGGACAAGAGCCTCCTTCACAGGAGCCTATCAAGGTAGTTGTTGGTGATGGCCTTGATGAGTTAAACTCCGATGAGCTTGCGGCTATCGTGAGCAACATCAACAAGAAGGTTAAGCAGTTCACGAAGACAGAGCGTGAATACAACACGAAGAAGTGTAAGGCTTCTACGATCACGAAGAAACAACGTGGTCATATCCGTACTTGGCGTAACAGCCCTTGGTCAGATTGGGAACAAGCATAATGACGTTCACCTACGATGTTGACGATCTTAATACCACCACTGCGACAGGCCGTCGCAATGCAGTACGTTTTCTCGTAGGTGACACTGACCCGCTTGACGTACAGGTACAAGACGATGAAATTGCTTTTGCTCTTACTGAGTCCGGTGACAATGTTTATGAGGCTGGTGCTTACTGCTGTCGAGCTATTGCAGCTAAGTATTCTCGTCGTGTTGACACTGAGCTTGATGGCGCTCTTAGTGCTAGTTACTCTGATCTTCACTCCCATTATCTGGCCCTTGCAGAAAATCTTGAGGCTGAGTCCAAGAAACAGTCGGGTCTCGGCGTCAAAGCTGGGGGCCTCAGTAAGGCAGCTATCTCTGTGGTAAGGCAAGACACAGATCGTGTTACCCCATCTTTCCGCAGGGATCGTTTCCGCAACCCACCAAACTACGATGGTTCTGCGGATTACGAGTGAGGAATAGTCCATGTCTTTTAATGCTAGTGACGTTCTGAGGTTGGTCCAAGACTTTGGCGAACCCCTTACACTCCGCAAAGTCACCAAAACAGGCTCCTACGACACTTCTTCCGGTACTGTATCTGGGAGTGAGACTCTGGACTATTCCTTCACGGGATATTTCTATAACCTAGCAGAGGGGACATTTGACCTCAATAAGACTAGGAAGGGCAGTCGGGTTTGCGTCATAGCTGCTAAAGGTCTGTCAGTTACCCCTGATGATGAAGACCAAATTCTAGGCTATGGTGATCCGGTCAATATTCAGACCGTTAGGACTATTCGTAGCAATGGTCAGCCCGTCTGTTACCTCTGTGAGGTGTTTGAATAATGGCAGTCCCTAAGATAAAGGTCTCCCCTGCTCTTAAGAAGAAGCTGGCAGAGATCGATCAGATGGTTGAAGACGCTGTAGAGCGCAAGATGACTGACGTGGCTAGGACTGTTGTTCTGGCCTCTCCTGTAGATACAGGTGCATTCGTCAACTCTTGGTCCTTCAAGGACAACCTTGGTGGGGGCCGTAGTAAGTCCTCTCTGGGTAAGCCTACAGGCCGAGATAAGGGGTCCGAGCGAGGCAAAGCCCTTAATAACTTGGTAAACGACATCAAGAAGACTGTTGAAGTGGGTAGCCCCGGTGGTCCTGTTAAAGAAGGCATCGGCATCCAAGCTGACAACTATTACTTCATCAACCGTTCGCCTCACGCTAAAGAAGTTGATAACAACCCTAAGCACCAAGTAGTAGATAAAGTTATCCGGCAACATGGTAGGTAAGCATGGCTAGTATATACAGAGACATTCGTGCAGCCCTAGAGACTAAGCTGAAAGCTGTGTCTGGCCTACCCTCTATTTCCTACGAGAACTCTAGCTACGACAGAAAGAATGGTACTTCCTACGTTGAGACCTTCTTTGTGCCTCAATCTCGCAGACCCGCTGTAAGAGGCTTAAACCCACAGCAACGCTACAACGGTGTATTCACCGTGGTGTGCTACGCACCAGAGGGTACTGGTCCCGGTGCTGCTGATGAGTTGGCTGACAAGGTGTTAGACGCCTTTGAAGCAACTACCGATGCTTCCTTCATTAACAGTAGTGGAGACAGCATCGTTGTGTCTATCGACTATGCCGAACGAGAAGGTGGCGGGTTAGACACTCCGTTCTATTATGTCCCGGTAAACATCGGGTTCTACATTTATAACTAAGGAGGAAGCAAATGGCTTTCGCACAAGGTTCTCGTTCTCGTTTGGCTTTCGGTGT